GAAGCGGCAGCGCCCCCTTCGGAAGATTCAGATCATGACAGACGACACTGGCGGCGCGCCTGCGCGCCGGCGGCGCTTTGGTGCGCCCAAGAACTGGCGCGAGACGTTCCTCGCCTGCCTGGCTGAAACGTCCAACGTCACTGCCGCGGCACAATGCGCCGACATCAGCCTCACCTGGGTCTACAAGACCAAGCGCGAGGACCGGGGTTTTGCCGATGCCTGGCTGGCGGCTCTGTGCGAAGGCTACGACCACCTCGAAATGGAACTCCTGTTCCGCCTGCGGACGGGGGAATCCCGCGAGGTGCCCGCGAACAAGTATGACAATGCCACCGCCCTGCGCCTGCTGCTGGCGCACAAGGATACCCGCGCGAAATACCAGGCGCTGCAGAACAACGTGACCGCCGAGGAAATCCGCGCCTCGCTCGACGCCAAGCTGGCGCGGCTGCGCGAGAGCGTGATCGCCAGCCGGGCAGCGCAGGCCTGCTTGCCGCATGAGTGACCGCCAGCGCCGGCCCTCAGGGCTGCTGGACGTGATCAAGGATGCGAAACCGGTGCAGCTCGACGGGTTCGTCGAAGCGATGAATCAACAGGAGCGCAACTCGTGGTCCTGGCATTGGCCGATGTGGGCGCGGCCGGAACAGCTGGCGCCGGCAGGTGACTGGCGAACCTGGCTGATCCTGGCCGGGCGCGGCTTCGGCAAGACCCGCGCCGGGGCCGAATGGGTGCGTGCCATTGCCGAGCGCGATGGCGCGGCGCGGATTGCGCTGGTTGCCGCAAGCCTTGCCGAGGCCCGGGCGATCATGGTGGAGGGCGAAAGCGGGCTGCGCAACGTCGGCGCGCCCAACATGCGCCCAAAGTTTGAAAGTTCTACCCGCCGGCTGACCTGGCCTTCGGGCGCCCAGGCCACGCTCTATTCGGCGGCCGAACCGGATTCGCTGCGTGGCCCCCAGCAGAGCCATGCCTGGTGTGACGAGATCGCCAAGTGGGACCATGCGTCCAGCCGCGCGACGAGCGCCTGGGACAACCTGCTGATGGGCCTGCGGCTGGGCGACCATCCGCGCGTGGTGGCAACGACCACGCCGCGTGATGTGCCGCTGCTGCGGCGCATCCTGGAAGAGAATGCAGATAGTGAGCTGGTGGTGACCCGCGGGAGCACTTTCGACAATGCCGCCAACCTGCCGCCACGTTTCGTGAGCGCGATGCGCGGCACCTTCGGGCAGAGCCTGCTGGGGCGACAGGAGCTGGACGGGGAACTGCTGCTGGACCGGGAGGGCGCGCTGTGGACCCGCGCCCTGTTGGAGGCATGCAGGGCCCCGTCCGTGCCCTCGCCCCCGCGGCGCACGGTGATCGGGGTGGACCCGCCCGCTTCGGCTGACGGAGACGCCTGCGGCATCGTGGTCTGTGCGCTTGGCGAGGATGGCCTTGCCCGGGTGCTGGCCGATGCTTCGGTGGAGAAGGCCCGGCCCGAGCGCTGGGCCCGCGCCGTGGCCGAAGCCGCCCGCGCCTGGCAGGCCGACCGCGTTGTGGCCGAAGCCAATCAGGGCGGGGCCATGGTGGGCAGCGTGCTTCGCGCGGCCGACATCGCCCTGCCCCTCAAGCTGGTTCACGCCAGCAAGGGCAAGAGTGCCCGGGCCGAACCCGTCGCGGCGCTCTACGAGGCTGGACGGGTACGACACGCGGGAATGTTCGCCCGGCTGGAGGACGAGCTTTGCGGGCTGCTGCCGGGCGGAGGCTACGAGGGTCCGGGGCGTTCTCCCGATCGCGCCGATGCGCTGGTCTGGGCCCTGACCGAACTGTGCCTGACGCGCCGGACCGCGCCGCGCGTGTGGCGATTTGGCGACTGACGAAATTGGCGCCGCCAATTCCGAGCGGCACCGGCCCACTCCCTCGATGTCCGTGGAGGGCGTAACAAACATACAAGGAACCACAATTCCGATGTCTATTCTCCAGAGCCTGGCGGCCGCGTTCAAGAGCGGTGCGCCCCGCGTCCCGCTGGCGCGCACCTATTCGAGCCCATGGATTTTTGCGGACTGCGGCGGAGCGAAGGCTCCGTTCGAGTATCAGGGTGCCGTCCGCCGGGCCTATCTCGACAACCCGGTGGCCCAGCGTGCGGTACGTCTGGTGGCCGAGGGCATCGGCGGCGCGGCGCTGCTGGCGACGGACCCGCTATTGGAGCGCTTGGTCCGCGCGACCACCGCCGGGCAGCCGCTGCTGGAGACGCTGGCGAGCCAGTTGCTGCTCCACGGCAATGCCTATGTCCAGGTGCTGAAGGACGGGGCCGGGCGACCGGTCGAGCTGTTTGCCCTGCGGCCAGAGCGGATGACGGCGGTGATCGGGGCCGACGGTTGGCCCGAGGCTTTTGCCTACCGCGTGGGCGAGCAGGTGCTGACGATCCCGCTGCTGGACGCGGATGCATCGCCCAATCTCATTCACATCCGCTCGTTCCATCCGGCGGACGATCACTATGGCGCCGGGTGCCTCGCCGCCGCCGACCAGGCCATTGCGATCCACAATGCGGCGGCCAACTGGAACCGGGCGCTGCTGGAGAACGCGGCGCGGCCGTCTGGCGCTCTCGTCTACGATGCCGGCGGCGAGGCAGGCGGCCTCACCACCGAGCAGTTCGACCGGCTCAGGACCGAGCTGGCCCAGGCCTTCTCGGGCGAGACCAATGCCGGGCGGCCGATGCTGCTCGAAGGCGGGCTCAAGTGGCAATCGCTCAGCCTCTCGCCAGCAGACATGGATTTCGCGACGCTGAAGGCGGCCGCGGCACGTGACATCGCGCTGGCCTTTGGGGTGCCGCCGATGCTGCTCGGCCTGCCAGGTGACTCGACCTATTCCAACTATCGGGAGGCAAACCGGGCGCTTTGGCTGCTGACCTTGCTCCCCCTGGCCGGCAAGATCCTCGCCGCGCTGCACGAGGGGCTGGCGACCTGGTTCGACACCGCCGCTCCGCTGGCAATCGACCTCGACCGGGTCCCGGCGCTCGCCGAGGACCGGCAGGCGCTGTGGACGCAGGTAAGCGGCGCGGACTTCCTCACCGCCGACGAGAAACGAACCATGCTGAGGCTGCCGGTCAACGGCACCACTGCGCAAAAGGGCGTGGAGAACAAACAATGAACAGACAGGACATGCTGGCTGGCCTGATGGCCCAGGCAGCAGGCGCGGGCGGCGATCTGGTGACGCTTCGTGCGATAGTCGAGGAAGCCAGCGAACTGGGCGCGGAGCGCGTGCTGGTGCGCATGGGCCTCGACGACGAGCGGGCGCACGAGGACCTCTCCGAGCTGCGCCAGCTGCTCGCCGCCTGGCGCGATGCGAAGCGGAGCGCCTGGCGCACGATTGTAGGCTGGGTGGTGAGCGGGGCCAGTGCCCTGCTGCTGATCGGCCTTGCCGTGAGGCTGGGCCAGGCCGGGCTGCTGCGGTGAGCGGCGGGACCGGCCCACTCAGATTTGCCGGATATGCCGCGCTGTTCGACCGGCGTGACAGCGGCCGCGACACCATCCGTCCGGGTGCCTTTGCCCGCACTCTCGCCGAGCGCAAGGACCGTCTGCCGCTCTACTGGCAGCACCGGCCCGACCAGCGGATCGGCTGGGTCGAAACGGCCGCCGAGGACCCGCGGGGACTGCGCGTGATCGCGGCGATCGACAACCCCGATGGGGGCGCGGCCGCGGCGTTGAAGCGCGGCGCGGTGACCGGCCTTTCGTTCGGCTACACCGCCCGGGGATTTCGCCGTGACGGCGCGGGCCGTGAGCTGACCGACATCGACCTCTTCGAGGTGAGCCTCGTCACCCACCCGATGCAGGACGCCGCGCGCGTCCACTTGGTCGAGTGACGGATCCTACCGAATTGCAATTCCGACAGGCCGCCCCGGGGGCGGCCGCAATCACGTGTGAAAGGTGAACTGCCCCATGGAAAATGAAACGCCTGTCGAACAGCTCGACGCGTCCTTCGACCTCCTCGCCCGCCAGGAGGCGGCCGAGGAGGCGCTTGGCGCACTGCGCTCCGACGTCGAGGAAGTAAAGTCGCGGCTTGACCGCGTTGCCCGCACGAGCCGTCCGGCGCTCGGCGGCGAGGGGGCCTCGGGCATCGAAGTGAAGAGCTTCGTCGACGGCTACCTGCGCCATGGCCGCGAGGCCGAACTGAAGTCGCTCTCCGGCGCCGTGCCGGCCGACGGCGGCTATGCCGTGCCGCGCGCCATCGACGAGAAGATTGCCGGCGTGCTCAAGAAGCTGAGCCCGCTGCGCTCGGTTTCGCAAGTCGTTCAGGTCGGCACCGCCGGCTATCGCAAGCTGGTCATGACCTCGGGCGCTGCCTCGGGCTGGGTCAGCGAAACGGCGGCGCGTCCGGAAACGACCTCGCCCAAGTTCGCCGAAATCGCCCCGCCGTTCGGCGAGCTCTATGCCAACCCGTCGGCTACCCAGGCCATGCTTGATGATGCGGTGTTCAACGTCGAGGAATGGCTGGCCCGCGAGATCGGTTCGGAATTCGCCCGGGCCGAAGGCGCGGCCTTCATCAACGGCACCGGCACCAACCAGCCCAAGGGCTTCCTCCAGGCGACGACCAGCAATGCCACCGACGCGACCCGCGCCTTCGGCACCCTGCAGTTCATCGCGACCGGCAATGCCACCGGCTTCGATACCGCCCCCGAGCTCAAGCTGATCGATCTCGTCCATTCGCTGAAGAGCGGCCACCGCCAGGGCGCGGTCTTCATCATGAACACGGCGACGCTTGCCACGGTGCGCAAGTTCAAGGCTGCCGACGGCTCGTTCCTGTGGCAGCCGGGCCTGATGGAGGGCGCCCCTGCCCGTCTCCTGGGCTATCCGGTGATCGAAGCCGACGACATGCCCGATATCGGCGCCGGCGCCTTCCCGATCGCCTTCGGCAACTTCCGCAACGGCTA